TCTAAAGCTTTTAATAATCCTTGCGGCGTTTCTTTTATTTTAAATACTTGGTTGTGGTATGTCTTATAATCAAAGTACAATACTTGAACGGTGTTTTCATCGTAATTACCCCATCCAGTTAAATACTGGCTATTGCCTGGCATTTTTTGAATTCTTTCAAGTTCTTTTTCCGAAATATTTGGAAATTCTTTTTTAAGTTCAGGTATTGTTATAGATTTAACTTCGCCTATATAATATACGTCATCAAAATTAGGATCTTCAGTATAAGAATAAACCACATAAGCAGGGTCTACATAATCAACTGTAATTCCTTCAGCTGTATTAAAGCCTGTTTTAGCACAAGCAATACCTAGCACAGTTAAATCCATGTTTAATCTTCTCCTAGTAAGATCATATTTATTTTGAGCCAGCACGGTTGATATTGCTTCCTCCTCTGCTATTTCTACGGATTGCTTATAGCTTAGTTGCATATGCAATTCAAGCTCGTCCTTAGACTCTGGTATAGTATCAATATTAGGCGTTTGATACAAATCAATACCCAATGTTTGTTTTAAGCTATCTAAATACTCTCTAGCTACCATGTCTTCGTAAAGCATAGAAGCGTAATCAGTTCTTTTCTTTATTGAAGCTGGATCTTGAGCATAGGCTTTAATATCGTAAGACTTTCCAGATATGCCATTTACCACTATGTCTACAAATTTAGATAAAATAGGCACTGGCTTCCAGTCTAAGTTTAAATAAGATAAATCACCATTTATAGATAGTTCGTCTTTGTATTTTTGTATAGACTGCTCACCTCGAGCATATAATCTTAATTGGTGAAATTGATTCCAACTAGTTAAGTATCTATTACCACTAGTACGACCTTGACCAAACCACTCGTATTCGATAGCTTGACCAACTTGCGCCCCGTATTCCCAGCTTGCTTTTTCTGCATCGCTCACTACTTGACTAGGAAAAGAGCTATTGGTGTTAGTATATATACCCATTTAACTTATTATTTTTGATGTTGAACCTTTATTATCGTACTTTTTAAAACCTAAATCTACCGCTTGTGGTTTTTGTCTAGGTGCTCCTGGAGCATATCTATGTTTGTTACAAGCCATTAAGGCAAGTCCAGAACTAATAGACGCATCGTGTTTTGTTCTGTTGTTAATATTAAATTTAGCCCAATCTTCTAATGTTCTTTGAAAATACGTATCTCCATAGCCTGTTTCTTTTTTTCCTACAAAATCATTTATATAAGTTTCTATAGCCGCAGCATGTGCTTGTTTAATATCTTCACTGGAGTTTGGTATTCCGCCCAACTCTCTTTCTGTTACAGATAGTTTGTTATATTTTTTATCAGGTCTGTTAATTGAATAACCCCTATAGCCTCTTCTTTTAAAATGATACAACAATCTAGGCTTATTGTTTTCAGCTAGTATTGGCATGCCATAAAATACGCAAGCCATTAAAACGTCTTCAAAAAATATTTCAGCAGTTTGTGGCCGAGATATGTATTCTAAAAAAAACATATTTGGTGGCACATCTTCCATTGAAAATTTTGTTAAACCGTGTAAAGCTCCGTTAGATCCTCTGCCGTCTACAGTGCCCGATATGTCATATGGATCACAGCCAAATGCTCCGCAGTGATCATTGCCAGGATGATTAGTTCCATTTTTTATATATCTTTTATTTTGAAGATGCAATGGTGGAACCCAAGTTACTAAAAATCTGCCATTTTTATTTGGCACGAATATTACTTTAGTATCTTTATGTCCGTTTTCCCATTGAAAGCTTCCTTGTGTTAACTTAATTGAGTTTTTAAGATCTTCATTAAAATCTATTTGCTCGTATATTTTTGTTAAGTTAAATAAAGATTGCTTAGACTCATCTCTAAACGCATGCTTAGTTGTGCGTGGAAATTGTCTATAAAATTCATTTAAACTATCTTGGTCAGATTTTAAACCTTGTACTTCATTATCCCAATATTCTATTACACCTTGTGTTATTTTTGTTCCGTGAGGATCTTCTACTTCTTTCTTGGGTGTATTGAATACAGGAAAGCCATAAGAATCAATGTATCCCTCGTAGTTCCATTCCATAGGTATGAACAAAGAATATAATCCTGAGCGAGTCTGTCCATTGGCATTTCTTTGTGTAACGTCTGAATTGACATAAAGTTTTTTAAAGTTTGCGCCTCCTTTATCAAGTGAATTTGACGTTGACCCCATCATACACTTCCCAATAACTCTACTACCTAATCTAAGGGTGGTCTTCGTAACACGCCAGTTGTTGAGGATGTTGTTCGGCCTTTCCCACTTCCCCGATTCGTCGTGGACGAGGAGTTTAAGCTTCTCTCCATCGTAGGCATTGTCGCCGGTATTTTTCCAGTCGATGGTGGTGTCCAGACCGGTAATTTCTTGGACCTTTGTATTGGCATCAAGTTTTCTACGGGTAAATTTGGAAGCGGGGACTCTATAGGCAAGTTCTGTCTTCGGCCTGTCCATACCGTCTTGGATCGGTTTGAAGAAAAACGGGTAATTAACGGAGATTGGTACCACCTTATCTGTGAACATCTTCTTAGCATCGGCACCAGATTTGGACAATATTCCGAACCGTGAATCTGAGGATATTGTCGCAAGGTTGACCGATTCAGCTGAGGACATAAATGAAAAGCCTGATCGACGGTTTTTAAGATAACACATTCCATAAGCCCTGACATCGGCTTTACAAGCTTCCCAGAAAATATAGAATAATCTATTTGATTCCCTAAAGTCCGGTTGCCCGACGTCGATTTTACTCCACTGCAGGTACATATAATTAGTGCCAGTAATGTAAGTAGGAATGCCTTTGTTAATAAACCAAAAACCTTCCTCACGCCTTGTAAATTCTTTGTCAATATAGTCATACCATTTTTCTTTAAAGTCTAACGGATATTCTTCCCAGTCAAACACTGATTTAATTTTATTTAGTTGCTTTGGATATGGTGTATAAGTCCATTTGTCTTTTTCAAATTCAACAACATCTTTTTGTTTTGGCAAAGCAATTTTAAGGTTTTGTATTTCATAAACCTCACCTATTTCACCTGTTTTACTTATAACTATAAAGTCATGCTCTTTGTTATAGCCGTAATCCCATTTTTTATACCTATTCATTCTACTTAGAACTTTAGGCTTGATATGGTCTTTTAAGACTTTATATAATGTTTGATTATACATTTTTAGATCTTCCTTCTGCAAAACCTTTAAAAGATTTTTCTTCTTTTACTTCTTTAGGTTTTTCATTTAACAAAGCTTCTTCAGCTTCTAATCTACTTAGTATTTCAAACGCATCAAATATAGCTAGCTTTTTTGTAGCTGCAGCATTTTTTAATCTATCAGCTGTGATATCGTCTCCTGAATCAACAATGGCTTCTTTAGCTACTTTGATTAGTTCCTCAACTGCGACTTGCCCAGCTTGGATTATATTCAACTTCGTTTCCTTGGTATTCATATTTAATTACAATATCATTAGATTTCATACAATATAAACGCTTACCATCAACTAAAAATTCCCACTCACCGTTTGGTGTGTAACCTACAAGGTCACCTGGATTAATATCAAGTGCTTTTAAAGAGCTATTACCGTATTTTAATATACCAATAAGGCTTTGCTCTTTATCTAGCGTTAAAGACTGATTGTCTTTTATCGGGGTTATAAAGCAGCGGTCACCAAATGAGTGCCAACCTTCTTTATTTTTATATAGATAGATTTGATCTATCGCACAAAAATGTAAATTATCTTTGAACCAAGATCTACTTTTCTTTTTTTTTCCTTTCATGTCATAGAACACTCTAAACACGTTTTGGTGTATAACAATTATATCACCTATTTCAATACCTGTATTAAATGCTTTGGGGGTTTCTAAAACTTTAGCTAACCTGTTTACAAATTTAAAATCTTCTATTTTTGTATTTACAATTAACTCTTTATTACCAACCTTAACTTTATTACTGTATTTATCACCTAGCGGCTCAACAATAAAATCGTAAAGACTTCTCATCAATATTCTAAATCGTATTCAACGGATATTGCCATGTTAGAATTAAATTTTTTCCATGGCATTACCTCGTTGTTTTTCTTTATGTGAATATTGTAAGAACTATCAGATTCGTCTAAAAGTATATGTGAAATTTCGTGACCCCCATATACTTGTTGACCTACAGAATAGTGCATAGCATCATTTTTGTAATCCGAACCAATACTTATTTTTCTTACAATTGAAGACATTACTTAGCTACTTTAAGGTTATCTTCATCTTCAGTTTTAGTATACTCGCCAGTTTTTAAATCAATAGTTATTGATCCGTATTCTTTTTCTAGTTCAACCTTAAACTCTTCAACCGTTTTGTTTACATCTGCAACAGCGTGAAGCAAAGAATGCTTTTGAGTTTCAATCATGCCAATTTGATTAACTAATTTGATTAGCTTATCTTGGTTTTCATTTACAGTTTTTAACTGCTCTTTTGTAATTTTTTTAGCTTTAGCCATAATTTGATTTAATTTAATTGTTTATATTGATATAGTTACATGTTTTATTGTTATTTACCTGCTATTAAATTAGTAACAGTTGTTCCAGGCAATAAAACATAATCTACAACTACTGGAAACCACTCACCTTGAAGTACGTTTTCAAAAGTAATAGCTTGAGCTGCTGTTGGTAATCCAGGTGTTGCTTGTATCCTAAATGTTGCACAATCACAGCCTGGATCGGCGCCGCCTGGAGTTATAGTAATTAAATCTCCATTTAAATAACCCGTACCAGCTGTATTAACAGCCACTGTTTGAATAGCTCCATTTACAGCTGTAAAGTTAACAGTTAAACCAGTGCCGCTTCCACCTGTTGTATCAATATTGAATCGAGCATCTTCATATCCAGTTCCTTCATGCCCAGTGAATCCAGGTGAAGTAAAACCAGTTATAACACTTGGCCCTACAGCACCTACTGGTATCACTTGAAGGTTACCAGGAGCACTAGTTCCTACGTATATAACAGAACCGTTTAAAGAATT